GTCTAATTATGTCGGAACAAGTTTTGGTTATAATATAATTCCATATAAAAGAAATGGTATTTATTATGATTATAAAACTAAAAATCCTTTTGTAATTTATAAAGATAGCACACCATATTTATATTTAACTGAGACATCTGGTATAAAGCCATCTGGTAATTTTAGTACTTTAGAAAATCGTGGACTATCTTTGCCGATCAATCCTCAAACTGTTTCATCTTTTAGAGTAAGTGCAATACAAATGTGGTTAAAATATGATAAATTAGAATTTCCTGAAACTCCAATACAGATATTTGAGATTAATGATAAAATAGGACCTTTAAAATTTTATTTGCAGGCAAATAGTAATTTGTTGAACAGAGGAAAAATATTTGTATTGGATGAAAATGGAAACCCGTATAATAATCTTTCATTTTATATAAATGGAAATTTAGTAAGAGAGCCAGTTATATCTTTAAATGAGTGGGTATCTTTAGGGCTTTCTTTTACATATTCATTAATATTTGATTCATATTTGGGCAATATTAATATTACTGGCCCAATAACCTTTAATAATATTTCACATTACGAGGCAACAAGAATTCAAGAAATTATAGATAGCAAAACAAGAATTTGGGTTCAAACATTAACAGATGGCGTTACCACCTTTGACTGGCAGTATTGGTTGAACAATTTTACATGGGAAGGCATGCTTATTCTTGCATCTACAAAATTTTACGGTATCAATCTTTCAAATATCTATAAGACATATATTGGAACCAATAAAATAATTGTTGATGATGAAGAAGGTCTAACCTATCAACCAGAAAAATTAAAGCTATACTCAGAAATAGAATGGTCTACCACAGTCTCAACACCAGTATAATCTGCTATACTTATGGTTATGGAATCGCTAATAAATCCAAAAACTGGTATGCCATATGTACAAAATGTACGCCGTAAGGTCATAGATAAGCAATATGACTGGGGTTTATATGTATATAAAAAATCTAATGGTAAATGGTTTACTGACGATACTGGCTCAGTTTTAAATATTCCGTCTGAACGTGGAGATATTTCTAAAATAGCAGAACTTAAAAAGGTAGCGATGCATTATGGAGACGATGGTGAAGGACAGGCAGTATTTGTGCCTGGACTTACAAGGATTAGCGAAGAAGAGTATTCTGAACAAAGAGAAAGACTTAGAGAAGGCCTTATTCCTTCAATGAATGACCTTGGTGCCTGGCATGCAGCACAACAAACATTAGACAAATATGGTAAAGGTGCAATAGATGAGTGATAACGAAGAGTATATTCGTGCTGGTTTAAACACACAATATAAAGAAGAAAATATTTTTAAAACCCAGGATCCTTTTAATAAGAGTTGGGATCAACTAAAAGATTATACTGGACTTGATCAAAACTTTCGTCGTAGAACAACAAGAAATATATCAAAATATATTAGCCCAGAAACCAATCAAGCCTATCTCAATGCTGCCAATGTAAATCCTAGTGGAGTAGATGCTGAATCAAAACAGATCAATCCTGGCACGGTATATAGAAATGGCTATGGACTATTTGATGTAATTACACCACCCTATAACATGTATGAGCTAGCAAACTTTTATGATACATCTTTTGCTAACCATGCTGCTATTGATGCTAAGGTAGAAAATGTTGTAGGTCTTGGATATAGGTTTGATGTTACAGATAGAACAACGCTTAGATTTGAATTGAATGATGATCAGGGTGCTGTTGATAGGGCCCGTCGTCGTATTGAACGAATGAAAATTCAATTACGTGACTGGTTGGAATCGCTTAATGATGATGATTCTTTTACAAAAACAATGGAAAAAGTTTATACAGATTTACAGGCAACTGGAAATGGATTTATTGAGGTAGGAAGAACAGTTGCTGGAGAAATAGGATATGTTGGTCATATTCCAGCTACAACTGTTCGTGTTCGCCGTTTGCGTGATGGATTTGTTCAGATTATTGGTCAAAAAGTTGTATACTTTCGTAACTTTGGTGCAAAAAATGCTAATCCAATGGGCAATGATCCTAGACCAAATGAGATTATTCATATCAAAGAGTATTCTCCATTAAATACATTTTATGGTGTTCCTGATATTATTGCAGCATTACCATCACTTATTGGAGATCAATTAGCTTCGCAATACAACATTGATTATTTTGAAAACAAGGCTGTTCCAAGATATATTGTTACGCTTAAAGGTGCAAAGCTTTCTGCTGATGCTGAAGATAAAATGTTTAGGTTTTTACAAACTGGCTTAAAGTCTCAATCTCATAGAACGCTATATATTCCGCTTCCTGGGGATAGTGATTCTAGCAAGGTTGAATTCAAGATGGAGCCAATTGAAAACGGTATTCAGGAAGGATCATTTAAAGAGTATCGTAAACAGAATCGTGATGATATTTTAATAGCACATCAAGTTCCAATTTCTAAGCTTGGTGGTTCTGATTCTGCTGCTATTGCTGCTGCTTTAGCACAAGACAGAACATTTAAAGAGCAGGTATCAAGGCCAGCACAAAAACATCTTGAAAAGGTTGTTAATAAAATAATCAAAGAAAAAACAGATGTTCTTGAGCTTAAGTTTAATGAGTTGACTTTAACTGATGAAATAGCACAGTCTCAGATTATTGAGAGATATGTTAAAACTCAAGTTATGACTCCAAACGAGGCTCGTGAAAAGTTAGACTTACCACAAAGGCCAGATGGAGATGATCCCTTTGTTATGTCCCCAAGACAGGCTACAGACGCAAGAGCAAATCTAGCGGGTAATCGTCAAAGGGAATCTGAAAGAACAAGTAATAACTCAGATTCAGCAACAACCATATCTGGAAGAAATGCACAAGGAGAAGGTAGAGCGTCTCAATAATTGAGAAAAACCTTTAAAGCAGTGCTATAATATAACAGTTATGTTAACAAACAAAGCTCATTGGGTTACTGATGGCGAAAATGTTCGCCTATCAATGCCCATTGGAAAAATAGACGTTGAGCGCCGAATGGTCTCTGGTTTTGCAACTCTTGACAATATTGATCGTCAAGGAGACATAGTTACAACAGAGTCTAGTATAGAGGCATTTAAGAATTTTCGTGGCAATCTTCGTGAAATGCACCAACCTTCTGCAGTTGGTAAAATTGTTTCCTTTAAAGAAGATAAATATTTTGATCCCAATGATAAAAAATTCTATAGTGGCGTTTATGTTTCAGCATATGTTTCCAAAGGCGCACAGGATGCATGGGAAAAAGTTCTTGATGGAACATACACTGGTTTTTCAATTGGTGGCAATATTACAAAGTGGGACGACGCATATGATGAAAAAATTGATAAAACAATCCGTGTAATTAAAAACTATGAACTGCATGAGCTATCTTTAGTAGATAATCCAGCAAACCAGTTTGCCAATATTGTTTCTATTGAAAAGGTAAATGGTCAAAAGGTTGTTAGTGGATATCTATCAAAAGCAGAAATTGAAAATGTTTTCTGGGATTCAGAAAGCGGTATTGTAATGGTATCCAATGAAGAATCAGTAACAAGCCCAGTTAATGGTAATAAAATGCAAAATATTGGTTTTATAGAAAAAAATGATAAAGAAAATGCACAAATGATAAAATTCTTAGTTGATAGTGCTAAAGGCATTAATACAATTAAGATTAACAAGGAGGTAAATCCAATGACAGAATCAACAGAAACAGCACAAGCTGTAGTTGAAAATTCAGAGGTTGCTCCAGAGGCACAGCCAGCAGAGGTAATTGCAGAAGCAGCAAAAGAAGTTGTTGCAGAAGCAGAACAAGTTGTTGCACAGGCAGCAGAAACCCCTGCAGTCGCTGAAGAGGCACCAGCAGCTGAAGAGCTTGCTGTTGCTAAATCAGTTGATGCTAGTGCAGATTCTTCTGTTACAACAACAGAAGTTGAGGTAGAGAATGCAGAAGCTGCAGTGGCAAAATCTATTGCAGACGTTAAAGAAGAAGTTGCCAAGGCAGTTTCAGAAATTAATAGTTCTCTTACAAATGCCTTTGGCGATCTTACTGCAACAATTAAATCTCTTAACGAGAAGATTGCTTCAGTAACCAAGTCTCTTGATTCCGTAACACAAGATGTTAACGGTCTTAAGAGTAACTTTAATGAGTTTGGCAAGCGAGTAGATCTTGTAGAACAAGACACCGCTTTCCGCAAGTCTGGCGATCTAGGCGAGATCGTACAGGAATCACCACAAGTGATTCAAAAATCCCTATGGGGCGGACGTTTCCTCACAAATGCCGACCTATTTAACTAAGGTAAATCACTAGGAGGTGAACAATATGTCGGAACAAACAACAAATCTAGAAAAAAACTATCCAGGATCAGGCGGAGCAGGCAATGAGATTAACTCTCAGGGCGGATTCGTCTCTGGAGGTGTTGGTGGTGCAACTGGTTTAGACTCTGCAGGATCATCTGTAGGATCTCAACTAGGTAACACTGCTACTGCAGCTTTCGGTTCAACAACTGGAGCAAACGCAGTTAATCCAACAGGAGTTGCTGGCGGTATTCTAGCGCCTGAACAAGCACGTCGTTTTATTGATTACGTGTGGGATGCAACAGTTCTCGCCAAGGATGGCCGTCGGGTCACCATGCGAGCAAACACCATGGAAATTGAAAAAGTTAACGTTGGTGAGCGTGTAATTCGTGCTGCTGCTCAAGGCGCACCAGATTATACAAATGCTGGCGCAACTTTCACAAAGGTTGAACTAACAACCAAGAAGATTCGTCTTGATTGGGAAGTATCAACTGAAGCACTTGAAGACAATATTGAAGGTGGTGCGCTTGAAGATCATCTAGTACGCTTGATGACAAACGCATTCGCAAACGATATTGAAGACCTTGCAATTAACGGTCTTGGAACAGGCTCAGACGCATTTTTGTCAATTATGGCTGGTTTCGTAAAGCAAACTCGTGGAACAGTAGGAAATGCTGCTCACGAATATGCAGCAACAATTTCTGATAACAACTACACAACTTCAGTAATGCAGGGCTTGCTATTAGCAATGCCACGCAAGTATCGTGCACTCAAGAGCAATCTAAAGTTCTATGCAGGTACTGATGCGTTTGCTGGTATCGTTCGTAACAATGGTACTCTAGCAGATGCAATTTCTTCTGCATTCGCTGATCGTATTGGTAGCACTCAAGCAAACCGTCAAGAGTTCCTTGATGGTGGAGCACAGACACTAGGAAATGCACGTACAACTCGTGTTCTTGGTGTAGATGTTCTTGAGGTTCCTTACTATCCTGCAGGATATGTTGATCTAACATTCCCACAGAACCGTGTATGGGGCTTCCAGAGAGACATCACTGTAAACCGTGAGTACAAGCCAAAGAAGGACACAATTGAATACACAGTATTCGTCCGATTTGGTATTCAATGGGAAGAACTAGATGCCGTCGCATACGTTGACGCAGATAGTGCTGATTCCTAAAAATAACAAATAATCATTAGGGAGGACGGCATAAAAACCGTCCTCCTTATTGTTATTCTGGTATAATTACAAATGGGTAGAGGAGATTTATGGATACAACAATGCAAGAGTTATCAACAAAAACTGTATTAGCTTTAAAAGCATATGCTAAAAAAAATAATATAGAATTATTTGATGCTCAAACAAAACTTGAAATTTTAGAAATTTTATCCAGTTGGTTTCCACCAGAAAATAAAGAAGAGGTCGTAGAAGATCCATCTGTAGCAAAAAATATTTCAGATAAGGTAGCAATTTATTCAGAAAGAAATATTTATATGGATAATCTTGGATCAATAAAGGTGGGGTACAACATAGTCTCAAAGGAGGCATCCGAAAAGTGGCTTACCCACAGAATGGTTCGTTTAGCACCACCTGAAGAGGTAGCATCTTATTACGGTAAACAATAATGTCAGTAGTTCTTCGTCTACCACCATATCCGCTTTCTATTACATACACAGTTCCAGATGAAACTGCAGAATATATTCTTGTTATTGAGGATGTTGCAGAACAATCAGAGATTGAAGAATTTATTAGTGGGGAATCTGGTGGGGATTCATCTTCTACAGGCAAAATAACATATGAGCTTGATGGCGATTTTGTTAAATATGACAAGTCTTATGCGGTAACAGTTTATGAAGATATTGATGGAGAACGTGGAGATATCGTTCTTGAAGACAATCTTCAAATTGAAAGACCATATATTGATCCAACAGAATTGGCTCGCTCATTTAATGAAACATCCGCAACTGAAATTGCTAAATATAAAGAATATGAATCTTTAGCAAGAGCAATTATTGATACTGTTGTTGATGGTTTTTATTACCGACGAAAATATATAGAGGTAGTAGGTCAAGAAACTGACTATATGCCACTTTGGGATAGAACACACAAAATTTTAAAAGTATATGAAAATGCTGAATTAGTATATGATGTAGACAATGAAGATGGCCCAGCATTAGGAGCATCTACATTTGTTATTACAAAAGATAAAACAGCAATTACAAAAGATCCAGTGGCAGCAGTAGATGCTATTAATAGAGCAGAAAGACGTCCAGCAAGACTTCCTGTTGCATCTTCTGACTCATTTGCAATTTTTGATACAGAAGATAGTGGAAATGTTCAAACAATTACTCCTGGAGTTGGTTTTCCAGAAGGTGTAGATTATATTTTCTTAGTAGAAACAGGATACAAAATAGTACCAATTGATATACAGGACGCAGTAAAACTTTTAATTGAAGATATTAAATGTGGAAAATTAGATTATTATAAAAGATATGTAAAAAATTATAGTACTGATCAGTTTAAGATTGAATATGATAAAAG